GCAAAAAGGCCCTGCACTAAATCAGTTACTTTCTCTTCATTTAAGTCTCCAAAGAGCCCAAGCATTCTTAATTTTGGTGATTCCTCTTTGAGAGAATTCAATAAAATAATGGGAGATACCTCTGGTTCTGGTGAAGAATCGAGAGGGAGAGATTCTTTCTCTTCTGGAGTTTCTGTCTCTTCTGTCTCTTCTGTCTCTTCTGTCTCTTCTGTCAGGCGTTTCATATAATTCCTTTGTTAAAATCATAATTCTTCAAATAATGGTTCACTGTCAGCGCTAGTTGTTGATACTATTTCTATTCTACCGTCAGCCCATTTTAGTTCTAGCTGGTTTTGTAAAAACAATCTTACCGTTTTCATTATATATTCTATTTCTTCTTGTTTTAAGGTTGAAGATTCTGTTTTAACCCAATTAATAATTGAATTTGCCACAAAAACTCGTGGCGCCGTATAAATATTGTCCTGCTGAGTTAAAGCGCCCTCTTTTATAAACCACTCTAATGCTTTGTTACCTGTTTTAAAGTCTGTCACTCTTCTGGTCCTTATAAAATTTGTTCATAAGATTCATTCCCTCGTTCCAAGTAGAAAACGAGGGCTTGATATAGCGTGGTGTCGATGCACGCATATTATAAATACAAGAAATTTTCCATGCATCGAAGAACTCATCATCAAGCGCACGATTCTTTTCTATTTGCTCCGGATCTGCGCCGGAATCTTTCATTGTTTTATATCGAAGAGTCTTAATAAACGAAATATCTTCCGTCAAAGAGGCCAACACGACTAAAATATTAATTTCAATATTTTTAAATACAACAGCAGCTTGCCCTAAAGCAAGCCACTTTGAAAGAAACTTATAAGTGATGGCGCCGGCGACGAACCATATCAACTCATACATTTATATTAGCGTAACTTCTTGGAAACGCGATTGGCAAGCCTTTGAGCCAACCTTTCAGCTACGGCATCGGCGCGCTTTTCTTTAAGCAGTCGCGACGCAACGCGCTTGTATACCTTTTCCATCAAGACGTCTTCATCGATGTAGGTGATCTCTTGAAGTGCCTCTAAAGCTGCCTCATCATCTTCCTCTTCAACTTCCATCTCTTCATCGCCAGGACCAAGCTCTCCTCCAAGGTCGTCTTCTTCAACTTCCATTTCACCGACTTCTACTTCTTCAGGCTCTTCACCTTCTTCAACTTCAATGTCAACGCCATGGTCTTTGGCAACACGGGCAACTGCGTCTAAAGTATCGCGTGCAAACGCTTCAATAGAGCCTTCGTCTTCGGGTTCTTCTTCAACCTCTTCTTCAACTTCTAGTTCAACGCCTTCTGGCTCGCCAGGTAACTCTTCTTCGACTTCGACTTCAGCCTCAAGTTCATCTTCGGGGGCCTCAGTAAGCTCCTCATAATTCTCTTGTAAAAAGCCGCTCCCGATAGCCTGTGTACCGGCCAGTTTCATAAAGCGCCGAACTGTATTTTCTTTTAGTAAGTTCTTTTTATTGCTCATTGGAAAAATCTCCTTTTTATGATCTGTGTGCCAGCACCTCTGGCGTTTCCTTTAATAAATAGTTACAAGACCTTTAAACGTCTGTTTTTTTGCAATTTTTGTATGGCACGATCCTGTAACTGTTTTACACGCACAATGCTCAAATTTAATCTCTTTGCTGTCTCTTCTAACGTGAGGTCACCATGCTTCTGTACCGATAAAAGAGAACAATTCAAATCCACTTCATAATTTATCCATAGCCGACACTCTTTTTGTTTACATTTTATATTATTTTTAACACATTTTTCTAAACATTCTCTCATAACTCTGAATTCTCCTTTTCTATTATATCAAAGATATTTTCAATTTCATCTTTATTCAAGCCAAATTGATTAATAATTTCTTTTTGTTTTTGGCGCGCCTTAGAAACTTTCTTTCTAATATTTTTAGAGATGCCCTTTCTTTCTTTTAGTTTCTCGACAAATCCTATTAAATGATCATCTCGCTCCACATAAGCCCTTGCTACTTCATTAAAAAATTCTTTAATTTTTATATTATCATTATGTAGTCTTATTTTAAGGTCAGCGTGTAATTTTGTTACGCTATCAAAACAAATTTGTTTTTTTTCACGTCCATATTCTGACATCTTATTTCCTCATAATATGAGTAGAGCTTTCTAGCCTGCCGGCAGACGTTTGTCGAATAAACTTCGCCTTAATCTGTAACTCTTTTAAGGTCCGAGCGCCAGAATAGCTAAATCCACTCCTAATACCACCCAAAAGATTATCCAATATAGGAGCAACCTCTCCTTTGTAGGCCACTGTAGTTGAAATTCCTTCCGGTGTGGAGGATTTTCCTCTCCAATCTGTTTGGGCCTTAGCCGACGCCATTCCCCTATAAATTTTATAATTTTTCCCTTCTTTCGACGTAAATACATTTCCCGGTGTCTCCCTTGTGCCAGAGAGCATTGAACCAACCATCACAAAATCTGCGCCTGCGGCCAGTGCTTTTACAATGTCTCCGCTTGTTTTAATTCCGCCATCAGCAATAATCTTTGCTGAATATCCGGTTTGGGCACAGTCTATAATACTTTCTAGAGTGGGCATGCCATGGCCGCTCACAAGACGAGTGGAGCATATGCTACCCCCTCCAATCCCTACACGAATGCTATCTGCGCCCCATTCAGCAAGACTATTAAATCCCTCCAGTGTTGCCACATTCCCAGCCATGATATGGATGGTGCTTCCATAATTGTCTTTTAGAGTCTTTACGGCGCGTTCCATTGCCAAATGATGACCATGCGCCGTATCAATGCATAATATTTTTATACCTAAACGGATGTTTCTCTCAGCGCGATCAAGATAATCCCCAGAGGCGCCAACGGCAATTGCCACTGGAATATCTTTATTAGTCTCCCGAACAGCTTTAACAATATTGGCTTGCTCATTAATCGAATTATATCTATGAACAATACCTAAACCGCCACCTTTATGAAGGGCTTCAACCATTGACTTTTCTGTAATGGTGTCCATGGGGCTAGAAATAACAGGAAGCGAAAAATTAAGATCCGGACCTAGCCTGCTACTTGTGTCTACCTGTGATCGACTTTCAATATCGCTGTATTGAGGTACAAGAAGAACATCATCAAATGATAGGGTCTCCCTAAAATTTTTAAAGTTCATTTGCCCTCCGCTTTCTTCAAGCTGGCTAAAGATCTTTGGAGATACCAAATCGCTTTTTCAATATCTTGTATGGAATTCCCCTTATATTGGTGTCTAGCAATATATTTAATTGCATTCCCATCATTGAACCCAAGATGCCAATCTTCAATGGCGTCGATAACTTCGATTTTCCCAATGTTATAATGAGGGGGGCTGTTGACTTTTTCAGGGATAATTGTCTCCGCGCTCTTTTCCTTCCCGCACTTCTTACATCCTTTCTTTTTCTTTTCCATGCCGCAATTCTCCTCTCCTGTAATAACAGCTATAGCAGTCCCGTTAATACGTGCGAGATCCGCCGCGGCATCGCCCTGTGTAAAAATAGGATCTTCTCCGACAGTTCCAAACCCAAAATCATGGCCGGCCAAGATGCTGTTTTTATTCTTCATCTTCCCAGCCCTCACCTTCATCTTCATCCTCGTCTTCATAATCATCGTAATCATCGGCATCATCGGTACTCCCTAGCGCGGCGCTTCCACGATTAGATAAAGCAATGGGATACTCCTCATAAAGGTCTTCTTCATCCACTTCACTTATTCTGAAGTGGATGACTGGCACCAAAACAACCTGTGCTATTTTATCGCCCGGACTTATAATTTGGGTCATATTGCCTATATTATGTAAATCAACAAAAACTTCTCCATCGTATCCCGAATCAACAACATGTGCGCCGACGACGAGATCTCTTTTGGCGGCGATGCTCGATCGGTTCATAACTTGTAACATATAACCATGAGGAATACCAAATTTTAAACCAGTTTGAAGGCGCTCACTAAAAGAAGGATCAATCCAAACCTCACTCCCGTTGGCTGGGCTGTAATATACATCCAGTCCCGCGTCGCTTGGGTTTGCCCGGGACGGATCCTCTACATCAGGCCGAACTTTACTATATTCAAGAATCATTTTTTTTCTCCAAGTGTTTTTTAAAGTCTTCTATAACTAGTTTTGCTCTTTCCCAGCACTCTGGGCAATAGAGATTTACTTTTTCTTCTTTTTCTCGCACAACAACACTCCATGACATTACATGCTCTTTGTTCATTTTATCAAAAGGTTCTTCGCATGTCAAACAATTTGAAGCAATTTTCCCAAAAAGTGCAATTTTTGTTGCCATCTCTTTTTCAGCATTCTTTTTTAATTTGTTTGCGCGCTTACGCCGCAGTTTTCTAGAAAAGCTCATTTATCTTCCTATCTTAATTAGGCTAACATCCTAAAATTATATTTAATTGAGCGAGTGCTAAACCCCCACTGCTCATCATAATCAAGTTTACTCATATACGGGTGATTTAAATATATTTCATCCCGCTCTGGATTAACGCCCCAACACTTAATTGAAGTAACAGTTGAAGTGTCATCAATCACTTTAAGAATCCAATATGTTTTACCATTCTTTGTTTTCTTTGGGATCACTTCTCTTGGAATAAACCAGGCCACTCCTAAATCGTTGTCCCACTCTCCGATAGGCGGCACCTTATAATGGGCCAACCTTTGTTTAACGGCACCATCTAAAACCAAGTTCATAGGAAATATGCCGGTAAGAGAAACGAGATTATTAATTTTTTCTTCATCATTAAAATCACCCTCCGGAGAATACAGTCCTATGTTTTCTTCAAATTTCTTCAAACTTTTTGGACGATCAACAACTGCCGCAGACCAAAAATGTTTTAATCCAGTAAAGCGATCGTCAACAAGGTTGTTTACGGCGCCGCTTCGGACTAGAACGTCCAGCGCCTTTTTATTTAATTTACTGTATATAATATTATCATTAAAAAGAAACTCTTCCACAGTATTAAAAGGTCGATTATTAATAATCTGCTCAATTGCTTTATCTCCCAGCCCCTTTAATGAAGTTAGGGGCTGAATTAAAGTTTTATTATCTGAATCAATTTCCCAAACAATACCAGAATTATTAATATCAATTGGCTTCACCTTAAATTTAAATTTCTTTGCCAAGTTAATTGCTTTCTCTTTTCTAGTTTCAGGCTCTTTGTCCAAAAATGCAGCCATCCACTCTGCGGGATAATAATTAAAAAGCCATGCACACTGATAAGAAATGACTGAGTAAGAAACAGCATGGGATTTGTTGAAGCCGTATCCAGAAAAGAACTCAAATTTTTGCCACATTTCGTTAGCCCATTTTTTAGTTAAGCCCTTTTCTATGCAGCCTGCAACAAACTTAAGTTTTAGTTTAGTTTTCTGTTTTTCGACTGCTCCAGTTCCCTTTTTTGTGAGAAGTTTGCGAAGTTTGTTGCCCTCGTCCAAACTAAAGTCCTTACCAAGTTTGTGGGCTAAAAGAGCAATTTGCTCTTGAAAAATAAGAAAGCCATAAGTTTCTTCGGTCAAGTCTTTGACATGATCATGTTCATACGAAATATCTTCCGGTGCCCTCTTCGCTCTTACGTAAAGCTTATCAACATTTGCTCCAAGTGGTCCGGGCCGGTAAATAGAAGTAATGGCGGCAACATCAATAATGTTTCTAGGTTTTGCTTTCCGGCAAAATTTTTGAGCGCCATTTTCAGTGAATTGGAATATGCCAGCCCACTTCCCCTTATGAAAAATGTTTTCATAAACCTTCTGATCATAAAGATCTATTTTGTCTGGGTGTAAAATATTATCATAATACTTTTTTATGTCCTCAAATGTAGGACTTTTAACACCATGGTGTCGCTTTAATATGTGACCTATCGCGCCTTCAATCATTTTAAGGGTGGAGAGGCCAAGAACATCAAATTTAATAAAACCCATTGGCTCCAAATGACGCACATTTTGCCCTTCGGACCATGGCGTTTGAGTTATACCTCCGCTATTAATCAAAGGCATATACTTATCTAAGTCTTCTCCAATAACAATGCCGCCGGCGTGGCGAGAAACAGAGCGCATTTGGCCATATAAAATCTTAATATGATTTGCAACATGTGGATATTTATGAAGAAAATTCTTAAGTGATTCTGAAAACTCCATAACCTCTTCAAACGTAGGGTTATAAACGCCAGACTTAATACCATGTTTTTTCTTAGCGACAGGAGTCGCTTCCTTCAACATCCGAGAAGTAACTCCATTAACTTCCGTGAATGGAATCTCATAAAACTTAGAAATATCTTTAATTAACGATCGCAATTGAAGAGTGTTAAAATTTGATATGGGTACAACCTTGTCTCCTCCCCATTCCTCAATCAACATTTCCTTTAGTTCCATTGGGTCCGATACATCATAATCAATATCAGGATAATCTTTAGTATCTCTGCGTAAAAAGCGCGAGAAAAGAAGATTGTATTTGATAGGATCAATTTGTGTAATTCCCAGTGCATATGCAACCAGAGAGCCGGCAGCAGATCCTCGGCCTGGACCTGTTAATTGTACTGAATTTGCTTTATCAACTACTGCTTTCATTGTGAGAAAATATTTACTAAATCCTCTTTCTTCAATGACCCCCAACTCCTCTTTGAGGCGAGTTGTATATATATCGTTGGTATACAAATCTAAAGTGCGAAGACCTTCAAAACAAAGTTGAGAGAGTGTCTGCGGAGCAGTAAACCCGGGTGGTACCACAAAGTCTGGTAATCTTACTGTACTATCTGGCAAAAACGCCTCTATGCGATTATGCGCTATATTATGTGTTTCTTTAATTGAAGCGAGGACAAGATCATCATCGTAGCTGGCGCCACATTCCTTAGAGTACTTCTTATAAGATTCCCACATTTGATCGCCATTTTTTGGGTAAAGCTCATAACCAATTTCTTGAATACCAATTGGAAGCTCAGAAGTCATCCATGATGGCATTCCCCCTTTGCCAAGCCATCCTAAGCGCTTATATAATTCTCTGTCCTTCCACGCCTGCGGAGATGGATAGTGACTATCCGCTGTAGATATTAAACTAAAACCATATTTTTCAGAAGTTTGAATAATAAAGTTATTTAGTTCATGTTGTTCGGGTACATTATTCCATTGTAACTCCCCATACCATCTATCTCCAAAAATATCCATCATCTTTTCTGTGGTTTTTCTCATGGCCTCTAAGACGGCGGCTTGGCCACTTTCTCTATTTTCCCAATAATTTCCAGCGTATACACCACCAAGACATGCGCTTGCTGCAATAACGCCTTCATTATGTTTTTTCAGCATCTTATAATCAACGCGAGGAAAGCGATAAAAGCTTTCCTTCGAGAAAGATTTTGAAACCATTTTGAAAATATTAGTAAGCCCAATCTGATTTTGGGCCAATAAGATTAAGTGGCGCCTCCTGTTTAATATGTTTTTAACTGTCGCCTTTGATGAGCCCTCATCCTCAATTGTTGTAGCAGATCTGGAATCGTCTAAACCACGTTTCGCCTTTTTATCTTCCTTTGCTCGTTCGTATTCTTCTTTCCACTCTGAAATGCTCGGTAGAAAATATGCCTCTACTCCAAAAATAGGTTTAAAGTTTTTACCTTCTTCTTGCATTTTTTTGGCGTGCAATACCTGATATGCCATTCCATTCATGTTTCCATGATCTGTTAAAGCCAGCGCGTCGCAGCCATTCTCATATGCAAAATTCATATGTTCTTGAGGGTATCCAAGTCCATCAAACGGTGACCCTACCCCACTATGAGCGTGCAACCCAACAAAAGGTATTTTACTTGTCTTCTTCATTATCAACTCCAATCATATTCCACTCATGATATCCTAACACATCGCCCGCAGGTCTGTCAAGAGAAATATCACTTCCTAAAAAAGTTTTTAATCCGTGCCAGCTTCCTATATTGTAATACCATGGTACCTCCAATTTGGTATCTTCCATCTTAACACATTTAAATATTTTGTCAAGCTCAAAAAACCTACCTGACCACCTCTCTTCTATCGGAATTCTTTTTGGCGCATCATAATCTGCAAACTCGCCCGTTCCTTCTTTTCTAATAATTTTGCGAGCTTCTTTAAAATCTTCAGCATCAAAAGTAAATCCTAAGTATTCATTATTTTTTATTGTTTTGTCCTTAAAAGAAACGTGAAAATCTTTTTTGCTGGATATTTTACTTCGATAGGGTATTACTAATGTAGGGTCATAAATTCCATATGGAAATGCTGCATAATATTTATCAGGCACCACCCACTTACTTATGGTTTTACTTAGCCAATATGAAGTTAGGGCACCATAAAGCACGCTCCACCCCAGACAGTCTCTTTTGTCACGGTCCTTTGGGTGGATAGGAACATAATAAATTGGTATCGTTCTTTCAAATTGTTTGGGTGCGCGCTTTCTTGGTAAATCATATTTTAATGGATCTTGTACAAAGTCCCCAAGGCGATGTCTTATTAAAGGTTGCATATCGTCATGACAAACAATCCATATAGTTTCGCACCCTGCACAAGCACATTCCCAAACTGCCCTTTCAACAGCCAAATAATTTTCACTGATCGGCTGTAAACAATCATGCCATGGAAAATTAAAATCTAATTCCTGGCCCGCTACAGGAATGATACCTGATAAATGAAAACTGGTTGTAATTTGTATACCCCCTTCAATCATTTAAACTCCAACTTATCTGTATTCTCGTAGGTGTGCATAGCTGCTTTCATTATTTCCCTCTTTGTAACCTCTAAGTTTAAAGCATATTGGTTATTACCCCCGCACTTTCTCCCTCCAATGCCCGCTTCTTTCATCATCGCCATAACTTTAAATTTTGCATACGTGTCAGAATATTCAAAATCCTCCAACTGCTCCTTCTGCAAATAAGAAACGGCCACAATGTCCTTTCTGTTGGGGTGGTGGCCATCAATTCTATCGGATGGATAAAAATGAACCTCTTTTACAAAGTTGTCTTCAGTTTCCCAAAAAGTGTTTGGATGTGTCTGACATGATTTAGATATAATCCAGTCTAACACTACAAAATCTTTATTTTCTTTTGTTGGGAGAGGGAGGCCCGCGACGTTTTCATCATCAAATAGAATAACATTGTTATAATCAAATTTAATGACACGAGCATCCTTTGTGGTAACACTTATGTCACCTTCTTTGATCCTCACATGTTGCGCCTTTGTTCCTAATAAATTTAAACCCGCGTTGGAAAGTAAATAATATAAATTATGCCATTTATATAAATTGTTCTCAGCGCGGGAAAGCCACCCTTCTTTTTCAAATCCATGTGGCTTCTGGACTTTGTTTATTATTAAAGGAATATTATTTTCATAAGAATAAAGGAGAGCCGCTAAACTACCCCCCACCACCACCTTATTCAAATGGCGCTGTGGGATCTTAATCAGCAACACTTTCCTGTAAACGCTTATCTATCTTTTTAAAGACTTCATGAAGCTCATCTAGGTTTTCTGTTTTTTTCCAGAAGGCCCACTCAGCCGGTCGAGAGGAAAAATATTTTAATTTTTTCGCTAGCTGGGTTCTGAGCGCAATTAGCTCTTCTCTTGAAATATCAAGATACATTTATAACTCCATTCTTTTATTAAAAAATTATCGAACTTTATTTTTTCCAAAATTTTGGAACATTTTAGAGTATTTGGTGTCAACTTTTTTAAGGCCCTGGCCCCACTCTTGTAAGAGCAAAGAATAACACCCATTTTTAATGGCAGGCACGCTGTTGCTACCCAGCGGGCTACATTTCTTTTTTCCCTGCTTATAAATGCTATGAATTGCATTGCGTTGTTTTATCAAATGACGACTCCACTCCGCGACGATTTTATCATAATTTTTGTTTGTGGCTTCCGCATGTGTTGTTGCTGGTAGTCCCACCAAAATCAACATAATTATTAAATATTTTACCATTATCTTTTCTCCTCGACTGTTATTTCCTTAAGGGCTTCAGTGCTCACTGGAAATAGATCTTTTGCTATAGTTAAACAAGCTTTCGCTACTTTTTGTATTTCCCATTGTGCGCCTGAATGTGTACGTAATGTTATGAATTTAAATAGGTTATTTAAATTGCAAGTGCCATAATACTCCGTATAAAGATTTTGTGGCAATGCACCCCTTGCTTGCTCTCTGCAGACACCCATCTCCAAGAGCTTGTTGTAGACATATAGTGATGCATCATGGTGCTGTTTCAATAGATCAGAAGCACTTACTGGATGTCCTGCAACATTGTACTCTGGATTAATCCATTCATCGATGCTTGCCTGTCTATTAGACTTGCTCTGTTTTCTAAAGTGCTCCGGCTCATAAAACTCTAAATTAAAATCAGTGTATCTTCTACTAATTTCATTATAAGACCAAGTGCGATGACGATGGTGCTGTGATCTAATAAAGAGGGGCACCATAAAACGTAATGTAACTACGTTGTGTTCTAGGGTCGAAGTGTGTCCATGCTTAATCAAGTATTTGATTAATTTCTTATCGCGGTCTTGCAATTCTTCCACTTGCTTTCCAAAACTTACGCGTGCTGAATTCACAATTGTGAGGTCCGTTCCCATGTGTGACACATATTCAACAAACCCAATTTTATCATCGAACAATTCAATCTTGCGATTATAATTTTTTACCACGTCATCCCTTGTTTGCTTTTTTTCATCGCCTCAAACCATGATTTTGGCTGAGAAGTCTTTTTAGATTCCTTTAGCTGGAAGTGTTTTCCGCTAGCCCTGGACCAAAAATCAGCATCTTTAGTAACTGTTTCCACGCTAGTCCAAGGGCCGGCCCAAGAATCTTGTATTTGGCTACCATCTTTGCCATAGGCATTGATGACTTTTACTTGATCTCCGCGTGCAGTGGTCGCCGCCTCTCCAAATATAAATGCCTCTTGATTGTATTTTTGAGACATTTGTGCTGCAAAATCAAATAAATTTTCGGCACTCTGGCTCTCTGCGTTTTCTGCGTTTTCTCCACGAGCATGAGAGGTAGCTAAAATACTATTTTCCGTAACATGAACCGGATCCTCTAATTCAACTTCGACTTCTTCACCCGTTTCAGGATCAGTTTCTGTCTTAGTAGTTTCCTTAAAACCACCCTTTAACTCAGTAAAGGGAAAGCCGGCTGCAGCAAATTCTTGTTTTAACTGCTTATACGCTTGCCTATTTTCAGCTCCGCTTCTCTCATGACGATCTGAAGACATAATAACAAATGGATTGCCGCCTTCAATGTGGTGCCTTACTCTGTTATAAGAACTCATTTCTTTAATGAGATCTTTTTCAGCCATGGCATCTCTCACTAGTTGATAAAGTTTACCTTTTGACAATTTCTCCATTCATTTTTTTCCTCATGTGTTTACTATGTCATATGGACTCCATAAACATAGTTTTCTAATACTAAATAGTAAGTTTCTTTGTTTAATACTATTTCTTGTACCATTGTTTCATCTACAACAATCTTCTTATTCTTGCAGTCTAAAACCTTTTCGCAGTCATCTGACGCGTCAATTACATTATACACTCCATGAGCAGATTTTTTAGCAATTTTATAATCATCAGGAACTAAAATACAAGAGTCTTCTTTCTCTGGTTCTTCAGCCCTCTCGATTAACAGATATCTATTAACAGGCTTAAACATTAGAAGCTCCAAACTTCTTTTCAATAGCGCTGAACATCTCATTTAGATCATCCATATCAGCACCTTTTTCATAGAGACGAAAAGCTTTTACTGCGGCCCAAATATCATCTTTAGTCAACCAGCCATTTTCAATATATTCCTTTCGGAGATCTTTTTTCTGTTCCTTATATGGTTCGATTGCCTCTTCAATCGCTAACATTGATTTAAGATACTTAACAACATATTGATCCCTTTCCTCTTCTTGAGTTAAACCATCATCCACTAGCTTTAAATTATTCATGTTTCCTCCTATTTAATTTCACATGCACCGCCAGCGCAAGCTAATTCGCCGGCAAGATTAGTATTATCTTCATGTTCTACTACATGAGATAAATCGATTTTTTCTAGGTCCGTCACCAAATTTTGGTATATTTCTTCTGTGCAATCCTCGAAGGGAGATTGTTTATACGACCCTCCATCATGAGGAAGAACACTCAACCCGTTATAATATTTGCGGTTTTCCCACATCCATTGTTGTACAGCGTCCCATTCCTCTTTTTTAATGTTTATTGTGGCAGAGACATTGTGTGAATTCTGCCCTCTTTTGTGGCCATTCCCTACCCACTCCCGGCTAATCTTTTTAACCCTTTCTAAGAGATCTAAAGCTTGCTCATGTCTTGTGATTGCTCCAGTGGGCGCCTTTTGTGGTATGCTAATCACTGCTGTATCGTGTGGTCTAAAATATTCATCCTCTATTAATTTGGGATGCATAATCGATAAATAAGTGTAAATCGCTTCGTTCTTCCCCACTCGAATTCTCCGAATATAATAATCATTGTGCCAGGCATGGATCCCGCTTGATGTTCCCAGCGTCAAAGATGTGGTACCGGCTGGTTTCACGCAAGTAGTTCTGCGAGCCGAGTTTATACCAATTAATTTTGCTACTCGTATGTTCTCTTCTTTAACAATCCGAGCAGCTTTTTGTATGTCTAATTTTAAAACTTTTCCAGAGGCGATGCCTGTCATACTAACTCCGATCAGTGCATCTTTTTCAGTGCTTTTTTTCCAAATGTCACGCAGATAATGAAAATCCGTATAACTAGCTTGTAGCGTCGCAATAAAAGTTGCAGCCTTACATCTTGCCTCGTACTCTTCCTGTGTATCGACATCGCTGGCATTAATTTCTGTAAGATTACAAAATTGGAAAGGGCGCAATCCAATTTCACAACAAGGGTTGGTACCCCAATCTTTATCATTCGTAAAATAGAAACCTGGCTCGCCGGCTCGACTAGCTTCAATCCGCTCCCACAACTCTCGAAAATATTCTCTTGTGATACGATGACGCATCAAAACTAGGGAATTATTTGCTCGGCCTCTCTGTGGATTTTTTTCCCACCACGTTCCTGTTTTGGCCGCTATCATTTCATCATCATCCGCACTAAAGAGGGAGATGAGCGCAGCTCTTCGGATTCCTCCTGCCAAAACCGCATCCGCAATATGACAAATTATATCATGCACTTCAATAGGTTCAAGTTGATCTCCCCCTTCTTTAAGTTGCAAGATCCCCTCAATCTTTACCAAACATTCTCTAAGTGGTTGTGGCCCAGGAGCTTGTCCTCCGGAGGTTACCAAAAGGGCGCCCTTTGGACGAATGTCACTGAAATCGAAACGCAGGCGAGGGCCTCCGAAAAAATAACTTTTCATTAAATTTTTAACGGCATCGGACCAGCCTTCAATTGAATCTCCAACTAAATATCGGCGCGTTCGATTCTTATTCGGCTTTTTTATTTCTGGAAGTGCCTCGGTGTGGTGCTTTTGTACACTGTAGCCGACGCCCGTTCCCCCCAATAAAAGAAACATAACTTCTCCAAATGCGCGCTCATCGTCAATAGGCAAATATGCACAATTAAATATTCTATTAGGGGCTACCTCTATTGGTTTCCCTCCAAATTGCATAGAACGCATCGAAGGTAAAACTTTTTTAGCATAAACATATTTATATGCTTCTCTAATTTCTTCCGTTAAGGCCGGATATTTCTTCATGTGCATTTTGCGATTGCGAGTAACTAACTCTTTCCAAGTTTCTCTTCTATTTTTCTCAGGAAGATACCGTGCATATTTCATATGAACAGTGATATCTGATAAGATTTGTGTTGCAGTGTCTATTGTCATTGATTTCCCCTTTTTTTCCTATAATTTTTGTATTTTTCTTGTAAGGTCTGTTCTTGTTTTTTCACTTCGTTTTTTCTCACTTCATCAAAAGTTTCAATCTGGGGAAGTACATCAATTTTAACATTAGAAGTGTCCATAAAAATGGGATATATTAAACCATCAGGGCCATTTCGATTCTTAGCAATAAAAACCCTACCCCCATTACTATTTTTATGTTGAACTGTCCGAGAAATAGAAAAGATAAAGTCTGCCACAAAACATTTGTTAAAAGCTTCGGATATCGCCTCCATTGTAATTACTTCAGCATTTAAGCCGGATCGATTCGTCTGAGAAGCTGTCCAAACAGGACAAGAATTAATTTGAGCTAAACTTCGTAGCTCTTCATAAATAGATTCCAACTGGTGTCTTTTCTCATCATTTTTTAAATTTGAGCGTAATAAATCTCCGTAATCTACAATGATCATATCAACAGAAATTTCCTGTTGTTGTAACTTCTCTAAATGATTGCGAAGTGTGTCAACTTTTGCAGATTTTGTTGGATATTCTTTAACAATTAATTTTCCAGAAATATCTTTAATCTCATTATAAATCTCCTCTTTTCGATTGAAGAGTTCTCTCAGGGGAATCCCAGTAATACAACTATCATATCGAGAGGCAACAATTGTGTCTGATAACTCCAAAGTATAGTGGATTACTGTTTTGCCTTCTTTAAGAGCTTGGGCTCCTAAATGCACTAGCGCCATTGATTTACCGGCGCCAGTGGGTGCAATAACGACACCTAGCTCTCCATTGCCAATACCCCCTTTGGTTAGATCATCAAGCACTTTCCACCCTGTTGTAACCGGATCTCTAGACTTTAGTTCAAACCTTCTTTCAAAATCTTCAATATACCGATAACCATCATCGTTGTCGTTGCCCAGTTTCATCGCGTTGTTTATGAGCTTTTGGATATCGTCAAAAGAAGATTTTTTGAGGAGAGGCACTGACTTTAATATTGCTTCTTTTAAGACTTGTTTTTTACAAAAGTCTACAGCCACATCTTTTATATATTCTTCATCCTGCACATCAGTCCGAGACATCCTTGCAAAAAAGTCTCGTATCTGTTTTATAATTAACTCATTCTCATTAGCTAACTCCGTTCTGAGGATGGTACCCATAATTGATTCAGAGGGTTGGCGCGCATACTTTTCCTTATAATGAAAAACTAATTTTACAAAAACTTGAAGATACTTAAACTCCAAAAAATTAATGTCTAGCACCTCTTGCATCTGATCGGCAAAAGTGCGGCTGCTAAAAATCAATTGACATAAATTTTCTTGAAATGGTTTCCCAAATTGAGAAAAATCTTCTTGTTCTGCATAGTTCAACTATCACCTCCTCCCGGTGTGTACAATATTATAACATTTCTTTGGCACTGTCAAGACTATAAAGAAAAGACAGTAAATAGAAAGATAGACAACAGAGCGGGGAGAAGTATTCTTACAAAAACCGCCCACCCTAAAAGTCGTTTAGTTTCACTGTTTTTTTTGGCCACAAAGTATAACACAATTAATGTTAGTGCGTTCCAAAAACCAATCTTGCCTATCTTTTCCATTTCCACATTTTCCATATTAATCAGTTGATGGATGGCGATAGTGCGGCTGAATAGCCTCTTTGCGTATATCATATTCTTTGAGAGCCACATCTACAGCAAAATTGATCAGTGTCTGTTCAATATGTGCGATAGGGCATTTCATGTGCGTTGCCAATGCCCGGACTTTATCCCAATCTTCCCTGTTAATAGCGGCCTGAATTTTCTTGACTGGCTGCCGCCTCATATTTTTGAAATACTCTACTAAACTTTTATCTGAATTCTTAAACATATTTTTTTTCCTTGTATTTAATTTTTTAACTAATAGCTGAAGAGGGACTCGAACCCTCACGCCCATATGGACAAGGGATTTTAAGTCCCTTGCGTCTACCAGTTCCGCCATTCAGCCATTTATCATTAACTCATCATAAACCATATTTGTTCATTTGTCAAGAGTTAAAAGCACCCCCGGCATGATTCGAACATGCGACCTACGGATTAGAGCAGCGCTTTGGCTTTCGCATGCTCTTCTCTGTGGCAATTTGCACACAAACACAAACATTTATCTAGTTCTTTTTTTACATTTTCATTAAAAGCTGTTAATCTTGCTTTAGAAATAGCAAAATCTTTTTTATCCGTGTCCTTATGG